ATTATACCATTTGCAAAAGTTGCTGTATTTCCAGAAATGTCTCCATTTATAACTATGCCATTGCTCATCAACGAATTGGCAAAAACATGACCACCAGAAATGTCATTTGCACTCACATCACTTGGCATTGGTAAAATATTAATATGTCCGTTCATAGATGCATGAACACTGCATTGATAACGATATAGACCGACAGCATTATATGGCACAAACCACATTAATGTGCCGCTAGTGTTTGCTTGCGCCGCGGCATCTGTTGTAATTGTTCCGTCATCCGCGACATGTTGCAGACCACTTACATCAATACCGGTTGTGCTTGCAGTTCCACCTTTAAAAATATTAAAAGGATGACCATTGGTAACATTATCCAAATTAAATTGTAAAACGCTTCCCGGATAAGCATAAATAGTACTATTTGGAAAACCATCAATAAGATATACTCCTCCAGTAACAGAACTAATATCAAAATAACCTACTTTACTATTAACATGAAAACCACCACTATTAGTAATATTATTTAAAGCAATTGTTTTGTTGTTGATGATTAGGCCATCGGTTTTTAACATTGTAGTATTCACACTGTTACCGCTTATTTCTTTTGATTGCAATAAACCACTGACATCCACAACACCGCTATCATTTATCACCATTCTTTCGAGACCTGATGTATAAAACCGCAGCATGTCCTCATCTGTATTCTCTTCTGCAGCAATATATGTATCTTGGTCTTTATCAATAACACCACCGAGACCGGCCCACCCGGCATCACCATAACCTTCAAATTGCTTTGTTTCAGTATTATATCTTAAACATCCACTAGCATCAACAGGTCTTTCGAAAGTGTTACCCATTGGTAATCGTATTGCATTACTTGAACTTATATCAAGAATCACGGAAGGATTGTTGTTTCTTATGCCGACATTTCCACCCAATGGTTGGAGAGATAAATGTTTTTGTTTGAATAATGCACCACTGATATCGAAAAGTTCAGTTTGAATTAAAGAAGAACTAATGTCGGTAATATTACTGGGCTCGCCAAAAAGTTTTAATTCAGATATTCGGCATTCATTAATATCTTGTGTTCCTACAGTGGTACCATTAAATGTTTCAGTAATATAAATTCTAAAAACTTTATACATGTCATTTGAATATTTTAAGTTATCAACAGTAAAATAAACGAAATCGCCATCAGCACCATATTGCACAGATTCTGTTTTATAATCAATCACTTTCCAACTATTATTTACAGTAAAATTAGAAACCTCGTCATCTACACCAATTTTACCAATAATAGTCCACACTTTTGGTAATTTTTTTTCCTGGTCTAAAGTGCTATCTCTTTTAAAAGCATAATGTTTTAAAGTGCATCTTTCGGGTAATTTTATTTCAAGATATTTTCCGGTTATAGAAACATCTCCACCACTAATCCCAGTGATAGTATCTTCACTCCCAGTGCTTTCCCAATATGTAGTGTCGTCACTATCAAATAATTTCCAAACAGGATTTGAGGCATTAATATCGTTTTCACTAGCGTCGTATATACCAGAACCATAAAACTTGTTTGTAATAGTGTTTGTATAACCGGACAAAGGTTGTGGGACTAAATCTATAGATAAATGTCCAAATATTTGATTTTGAGACCGAATAACACCTGAAACGTCAAGTGGAAATTTTGGAAAAAAGAAAGGGTTATTACCGGAAACATCAACAAAATTAACACCAACTTTTATAGGAATATATAGTGCATTACTATTGCCACTATAATTTTTACTATTTCCCGAAACCCAAGATGAAGAAGCCTCTGCATCAAATGGTTTATTATTAATTGTTAAAGAATTGGCATCTAAAATCCCAGCAATTGACATTCCAGTTTGGTTTATAGTAACAATATTTGAATTCGATTTTTGAATGAGAAGATTGCTAGTAGAATCAAAATTAATTTTCTGAACATTTTCCAATTCATTTATATCGCCAGTATCAATATTAATAGTATTAAAAATAGCGTTATTAGCGCTAATATCACCTCCAAAATTAGCATACCCAGTTGCATCCATATTTCCGTTAACGACAAAATTGCCATAAGATTTTAGATTATTTATATCGATATTATTGAAACTTGCATCATTGGCGCTAATATCGCCGCCAAAATTAGCATAGCCGCCAAAATTAGCATGCCCACCAAAATTAGCATAGCCGGTTGCATCCATATTCCCATTAACGACAAAATTGCCATAAGATTTTAGATTATTTATATCAATATTATTGAAACTTGCATCATTTGCGCTAATATCGCTTGTGCTATTTAATTTACCACCAATGGTTAATGAATTTTCTATGGTAACGTTTTCAGCAGATATACCTTTTACATATGCTAATTTAATTTTGCTTGTTTCGTTGCCAATATTTGAAAATACAACATTATTAAAACTAGCATCATTCGCGCTTATGTCACCACCAAGTATTAAATTACCGCCACTTTTAAGATGAAATACAGCATCACCGTCTTGAAAATATTTAATTAGGTCGCCTTTTTGAGCTGAACCAGCGCCATTTCCAAGTAGCATACAAAAAGAAACGTCGTTAGCTGTAGATAAACTCTCTCCGAAAATGAAATTGTGGTCACCACCTATGGATGAATGTTGGGAGCCAAAAATGAAATTATGGTCAAAATTTATTGCATTACTATCAATGGATATTGTATCACCAAAGACAAAATTAAATGACGCATCTGGATTGTAAGTGGCTAAATTGTTGATAGATTTACCGAAATAAAAAGAATTAGATGAACCACTTATATCTTCACCAATTACAATACTATTATTATAATTAGTGATATCGGAACCCATACTTAAAAATGGCACATTTATTTTACTAACATCAATTACCGCTTCGGGTTCATATTTATCAATTGTAAGATTATTTAATAGGTAAATAACACCATTTGCACTTAAATCTATAGACGATGTTTTTGACAGTATAGCTTCACCTGTAACATTACCAATTTCACTTATTAATACGTTAGCATTGCTAACTACTCCATTTTGATGATGTCCAAGAATAGATAAAGCTGGTAAATGTTGCTTTGTCGCAGAAGTAAATTTTCCCAAGTATGTGCTGATAAGCATTTCACCATTTCCAATACATAAACCCAAATCTTTAAATGCTAGCAAACCGGTTTCACTTTCCGCATGCACTATCACCGAAAAACTAGCATCGTATTTGGAGGAATCTATTGCAAAAGCGGTATCGTTTTTGCCTGGAATTGTGCGAATATCTGCACCTGTCCCAGTAATCCATTTCATTACCTTCTCCACACTATCATAAAAAAGTGTTCCTTCTTTTTTTAAAACGGTGGACGATGATTGATTTATATCAAATACTAAATTTTTTGTTAAATGGATATCACCATTAACTTCCAATCCCGTTCTAGTATTTGAAAATAAACTTTTTACTGAATTCATTAAAACTTTTTGTGATGTCCCATCATTCAATAACATTAAAGAAGTATTTGTTTGGTCCATTTTTTCTAAACTTGTTTGTTGAACAGTGCCTGTTTTATTGTTATTAATGGTGAAACGGATACCTCTTGTTTCGGCAGATACGGTTCCCTCTCTAAAAAAAGATATACCTGTTGCATTTGAACCATCGGCTTTTTCACTTAAAGCAATGCTAGCATTATTTGCTATTTCTTCATTTTTATTATTTCCATTGCTATCTAAATTATTCACATTGTAATCTCCAAATGATAATCTACTATAAGGTGTTTTTGTGCCAAAACCAACAACGCTTGTTCCACTTTCTTTATAAAAATATACACCTTCTTTGTCATTTGTGCTTATAGTTGGGTCAGTACTATAATATTTATTTGTTATATCTTGTGTGGAATCTATTATACTATTTACCCTTTTACCACCTTCGTTTTTCCAGCTCATTTATATAATTTATTATTATATTATAAAAAATATTTAAACTATTAAATCATTATATATTATTTTAAATTTGTATACTACACACATGTAGTGGAAAATTTTTTAAAATATATAATTATTTTTTTCTTATAACAAAAAATATTTAGAGAAAGTAAAGAATGGGATATTTTATAGAGATTTCATTTGATATAATTAAGACGCCTAATTTTATTTCTTTGAAAGAAAGTATATTAAAATTGGGGGAAAAATATAAGAAAGATTTTTCTTATAATAATCATGAGATAATGGGTAAAAATCGTGTTATATATAGAAATCATTATATCATGTCTTTTTTATTCAATGATGAAGAAAAAAATATAACTGGTTTTATACGTGAGATAAAAGATTTTAAATATATAAATATTGAATGTATTGGTTATGATAATTGTATATTTAAGTTGATGTATGCTTCAAAAAAATATTTAAATATAATGGAAAAATGCAAAGCAAAAGAGTATTTACAAAAGAAAAGAGAAAATACTCTTTTTAAAAATAATTCTAATATCATGAAAGAATTTTATAAAAAATAAATTATAGCTGCTTATTTTTCTATTTCTTTTATTGTTTTCTATTTTTTTATTGTTTTCTATTTTTTTTATTGTTTTCTATTGGTTCTTCTATTCTTTTTTCTATTGGTTCTATTGGTTCTTCTATTGGTCGTTCTGTTGTTTTTTCTATTGTTTTTTCTATTGGTTCTATTGTTTTTTCTATTGGTTCTATTGTTTTTTCTATTGGTTCTATTGTTTTTTCTATTGGTTCTATTGTTTTTTCTATTGGTTCTATTGTTTTTTCTATTGGTTTCTATTGGTTCTATTGTTTTTTCTATTGGTTCTATTGTTTTTTCTATTAGTCATTCTATTGTTTCTATTTTTTCTAGTTAAAAATAAATTTAATCTATCTTCAATGGAAGATTTTTTTTTTTTTCTATTTTTTAAATAATTAACAACGCTAATCATATCATTATCATCAAACAATATTTTTTCTTTAATATTATTGTCTCTCAATCTGATTTCGCCTTTACCAGTGTTATTGTTTTCTTTATAATAATCAATGGATGTCTGCTTTATATCTTTCTTTCCATTGATATTTGAACTATTTGATTCTTGATAACTTGAAAATCTTTGCATTGTCTAATATAAATTTATATAAAAAAAAATAGATTTTTTTTATATAAATTTATATAAATGAAAGCAAAGTATATTCCAATAAAAAGATTACCAAAGATAGTTATTAAAAAATCAAAACAAATTGAGATTAAATTAACTAAAAAAAAAGTTAATTTAGAAAAAATTTTAAAGATGTAATATAATGACATTGAAAAATAAAAAACATAGAAAACATAAAAACAATAGAAAAACATTAAAAAATAAAATTGATTATTATTTGTCAAAATATGATTTTAAAATAACAAATAATAACAAAATGACTAACACAAAAATTATCGACATGCTTGAATCAATGCAGAAACTCATGAGTAGTGAAAAAAATCCGAGAGCAAGGGTTTATTCAAAAGCTAAAGAATCTGTTATGATGTATGATAAAACAATCAAAAATGTCGATGATTTAAAAACAATTATTGGAAAACCAGGTATTTCAAAAGGTAGTAGTATTACAAAAACCATTGCAGAATTTTTAAAAACGGGTAAAGTAGAATTGCTTGAAAAAGCAAAGAATGACCCAAAACAATTATTCATGAATATTTATGGTGTTGGACCAAAGATAGCAGCAAAGTTGGTTAAAGAACATAAAATGACAACGATTAAACAATTACGTGAAAATCAAAACGAGTTATTAAACGATGTTCAAAAGAAGGGATTGAAATATTATGAAGATATTTTGGAAAGAATTCCGAGAAAAGAAATAAACAATTATGAAAAGGTTCTTCAGAAATATTTTAAAGATGTTAAAAAGGAAATGAAAAATAAAGAAGCTGTATTACAAATTGTGGGTAGTTGGCGTCGTGGTGCAAAAAATTCAGGTGACATTGATATAATTATTTGTGACCCATCGAATGATAATACTATTTTCAAAAATTATATTGACAAGTTAATTGAAAAAAATATTATGATTGAAGTCTTATCGCGAGGCAATGTAAAAACTTTAGGTATTTCAAAAATTACAAACAAAAGTTTATCCCGTAGAATTGACTTCATGTTTACACCAAAAACCGAATTTGCCTTTGCCATTTTATATTTCACAGGGAGCAAGATTTTCAATACTCTTATGAGAGCTAGGGCAGTTGAAATGGGATATACGATGAATGAGCATGGTATCTATGATTTCAAAAATAAGAAAAAAGGGAAAAAATTAAATAAAGAGTTTTCAACTGAAGAATCAATTTTCGAATTTCTTGGAATTGAATGGCGCGGACCAACGGAAAGAATTGATGGAAATTCTTTTAAATTGGTATCGTCCGGTGGCAATACAAAAACGCCAAAAACGCCAAAAAAGCCAAAAAAAACAGCTAAAAAAACCGCACTAAAAAAAGAGCACCAATTAAAGGTGGATATTGAAGAGTTTAAAAATAAAGGCGAAACTTTTTTAAAAAAGTTGAAAGAAAAAAATATTGAAGAAATGATTGTCCTTTTAGATAATTATTATTATGGAAAAAATAAACCATTGGTAAGTGATGAAGCATACGATGTTTTGCGAGAATGGGCAGAAGAAAAGTTTCCAAATAATAAAAATATTCAACAGGGTCATGAAGGTATTGTGGTTGATAAAAAGAAAGTGAAGTTGCCCTATTTCTTGGGTTCAATGGATAAAATTAAACCAGATACGAAAGTTTTAACAAATTGGATTAATAAATTTAAAGGTCCATATATTATTTCTGCGAAGTTAGATGGAATGAGCGCATTATATTGCAATGATAATGACGAGTCAAAATTATATACAAGAGGTAAAGGTAACGAAGGGTTTGATATTTCGCATCTTATTCCTTTTGTAAAATTACCTAAAATCACAAATACTGCTGTTCGTGGAGAATTAATTATAAAAAAGACAAATTTTAAAAAATATAGTAAAGAATATTCAAATGAGAGAAGTTTTGCCGCTGGAATGGTAAATGGTAAAAACTTGGAAAAATCAAAATTAAAAGATTTGGATTTTGTAGCTTATGAGGTTATTAAACCAGAAATAAAACCAAGTATGCAATACAGATTATTGAAAAATAAAAAATTTATCACTGTTATTAATAAACCATTGAAGAATATTGACCAAAATGTTCTTTCAGATTATCTTGTTAAATGGCGAGAATCGTATGATTATATCATTGATGGTGTTATTTGTATTGACAATAATATTTATAAAAGAAAAAGCAAAGGTAATCCAGACCATGCTTTTGCATTTAAAAAGGTTATGAATGACCAAGTTGTAGAATCAAAAGTAATCGATGTTATATGGTCAAAAACAAAATATGGTTATGTAAAACCTAAAATTAAAATGCAGCCCGTAAAAATAGGTGGAGTAAAAATCACATATGCTACGGCACATAATGCAAAGTTTATCGTTGATAATAAAATTGGTGTAGGGAGTGTTATTCAAGTAGTAAGAAGTGGTGATGTTATTCCAAAGGTTTTGAAGGTTGTGAAACCGTCGAAATCGCCGAAAATGCCAGATTTTGCGGTAAAATGGAATAAAACAAAGGTTGATTTGATTTTGGAGGATGCAGAAAATGATGATACGGTGAGAGATAAAACAACATTGGCCTTTTTCAAAACAATTAATGTGGATGGGATGAAAGAAGGAAATGTGAAAAAGATTGTAGCTGCTGGTTATGATACAATTGGTAAAATTTTGAAAATGAAAGTTGGAGATTTTTTGGAAATTCCGGGATTTAAGGATAAAATGGCAAAAAAGATTTACAAAAGTATTCGATTGAAAATTAAAGAAGCGAGTTTGCCTTTGCTTATGGATGCATCAAATATGTTTGGACATGGTTTGGGTGAAAACAGAATGAAATTAATTATGGAAGCTCAACCGGATATATTAACTAGTAAATTATCAAGTGAAGAAAAACGTGAAATTGTAATGGATGTTGATGGATTTGCGGAAAAAACAGCTATGAAATTTGTTAAAAATATTAGTAAATTTAAGAAATTTATGAAAGAAAATAATTTAAGTATGGAATATATTCCAAGTAAAAAAACATTTGACAAGTCGCATCCATTATATGAAAATAAGATTTTGATGAGTGGTTTTAGAGATGAAGATTTAAAGGAAAAAATAAGAAAATTTGGTGCACAAATTGCAAGTAGTGTAAGTTCGCATTTAGACATTTTAATTGTAAAAGATAAAAATACATCTGGAGGTAAAAAAGATAAAGCAGAAAAAATTGGCACAATTCAAATTATGACAAAAGAAGAATTTTTAAAGAAATATTTATAAAGAAATATTTATAAAGAAATATTTATAAATTATATACATAAGGATAACAATGTTTTAATTCTTCCTCTATATTTCCAACATCCTTAAATAAAAATTCTTTTAAAAATGTGCTATGCGAAACTATACAAATTTTTTTTTCATTTTGATTTTTCAAAAAATCTTTAAATTTTTCTGCTCTATTTTTTAGTTCATAAAGATTTTCATTATCTTTCCAATAAGTTGATTTTTCGGGTATTAAAGAAAAATCAATATCAGGATATAGTTCTTGCAATTCACTCTTATTTTTTCTTTTATTGCAATGTTCGACACCTTGTGGATATTCTAAAATTTCATCAATTGCTACCATTTTTACATTTTTGCCTTGGAAAATATTTTTTGCGGTTTGTATTGTTCTTGTCAATGGCGATACAAAAACAATATCTATTTTATATTTTTCTTTCCATGTATTGCCAAGTTGTATAGCTTCAACATGTCCTTTATCTACTAAATGTGTATCAGTATATTTCGGTGAATTATATGCATCTACGCCGATTTTTTCGTATAAAACATTATGCAGAGCAGTCCCATGACGAATACACCAAATTTGTTGTTTTTCCATATAAAAAAAATAATAAAAATTGTTTATTATTTTTTTTATATAATTGATTTTTTGATTTTTTAAAAGACGATTTTATGTTCCAATTGTGTTTCAATATCTTCGTATAAATGCTCCCATATTTTTTTATACAATTTAACATTTTTAATTTCTCTTTCTTCTCCACCACCCCCCAATATATTACTATTTACATCTATAAATAAGTCATTTGAAATATCATCTCTTTTTTCAAATAATTCGCAGATTAAATTTCTTTGAATTTTACTCGTTAAATTGGATAAATCGCTATCTTTAAAAAGATACCATGAATCACTATAGTAAAATATTTGTTTCTTTTGTTTCCAGGCTATAAGAATATTCTCTTTTAGTAAATGTTTTATTATAACGAAATAACCATTTATGTAAGAATTATGGATGATATGTTGTAAAATATCATTTAATTTTATATTTTTAAAGAATAATTCATAATTTTTATAGACATTATTGTTTATTGCATTTCCTTGCTTATTTAACCATTCAATAATATTTATTTTTTTCTTTTTTTGAAATACTTTATTTTCTAATCTTTTTACCTTTTTTTTTAACTCGTCGTTTTCATAAATCACCTGTTTAAGCATTTTGTAAATTTTATTTTGACTTGGCACAATGTCAAATTCATTGTTTTTAGCATTGTCTACTTCCATACACATTAATACATGTTTGTTATATGATTTTTTATTTATATAAGATTTTTTGCAATACTTGCAAATTTTTAGGTCCATTGTGATATTGTTAAATAATTTTTGAATAAAAAATATCAATTTTTTATTCAAAAATTATTCTATCATTTGTAACATTTGTCATTATATATTCTGGCATATTTTCATTTGATACTATTTTATCCATTTTTTTTATTGAAATTTGTTTAAAAGTTAAATATTGTTCATCATAACGAGTAAAAACATTTACAGAATATAATTTAGTAATACGGTTATATACATTTCCCCAGACATAGTTTGGTAAATTTTTTTTTATAATTTCTTGACTATTCATTATGTTATATTTCCACGACAGGTAATGAATATTAGAGATATCTAGAATATATACCCAAATTTCGAGAGGCAACTTTCGAATATTTTTTAAATCTTGAATAAGCCATTCAACTATATTTTTTGCCATTTTACAATGAGTCATCATATTAGTAATTATAATCAATTTAATACTTTTTGAAAAAGTATTACAAAACAAATATTTTGCTATACTTTTTTCAAAAGTATTACAAAACAAATATTTTGCTATACTTTTTTCAAAAGTATATATATATGTCTATTTGTAATGATTCGAATCCAATAACAAATTGTAATGGTCAATCTATCAAACCATCCGATTTACGTTTAAATACGAGAAAGTTAAAAATGTCTTCATCTTCACACATTGATGAAAAGAAAGCTTTATCTGTGCTTGGTGCGTCAGGTGAATATATCTCATTGAATGGTCCATGTAGGAGTGATGTGGGTTTAGTAGGAGATATAACACCATCGGTTACTAAATGTTGTTATACATCAGGGTTTATGGGGCGCATACAAGGAAGAGGAGTTGGCGTTGATAAAAAACATGCAAGTTATGATAGATATTTGGCAAGAAAAAAGGGATTAAACATTATCCAGCAAAATTGTAAGTAGATTGTTGATTATTTTGTTGATTATTTTTTTGAGTGTTGGTCTTTCATGCATTTATTTATTTGTTTAATAACGTCTGTGGTGGATGTTTCAAATAAAAAAGGAAGAAAAGCATGTATTAAAGCCTGAACTGAAGCTACTAATAGAAAAACAAAGAATTTTAATGAAAAAAACAGATGTTGGAAGTAACCCATTCCATTTTTATTAGGATGTTTGGTTAAAGAAATACTCATATACATATACTTATACTTTTTTCAAAAAAGTATAGCAAAATTTTTAATAAAAGTATTAAAAGTATATAAATGTTTTGCTATACTTTTACAAAAGTATAATGGATAGAGTAGAACAATTATCAACAGTCCAAAAAGAAGCCCTTGAATTATTTCGCAAAAAAAACGCCGACTATGGTGACTCTTTTGCCACATATGGTCCAGTCGGCGTTATTGTAAGAATGGGAGACAAAATTAGTCGCCTCACGAGTGTTTCAAATAATGGTGTTAATTTAGTTAACGACGAATCAATTAGGGATACTTTGATAGATTTGCATAATTATTCGGCGATGGCGGTAATGTTGATGGATAAACTTTAAAAAAGTTTGACAAAAAAAGTTTTAAAAGTTTTAAAAGTTTGACTCGAAACTTTATATTGGTGTTACCTTTGTTGTATTTTTTTCTTCCTCTTTAATACTGGTTCGAATTAAACAAATCAAAAATGAAATGGCAAATAAATACAAAGATATTTCACCAAATTTATTATTCATATAAACTAAATACAAAATCCCCAAAATAACAGAGCTTAATAAAAATGATAATGAAATACATAATGATACATTAATAGAAGTGCAACTCATAAAGTATTTTAATTATAATAAAAAATAAGTATTATAATTATTTCAATTTAATAACCAACGTTTCAAAAGTATTGTTTTGCTATACTTTTTCAAAAGTATTGTTTTGCTATACTTTTTCAAAAGTATTGTTTTGCTATACTTTTTTAAAAGTATTGTTTTGCTATACTTTTTCAAAAGTATAATTATTCTTTGAGATTATGAATATAAAATACTTCGGTAGATTTTTTGGGGTTGCAGATACAATAATTAGAAATTTTTAATTTTTTGGATATACCAGAAGGATGAACATCGATATCTTGTGCTAATTTTCTCAAAGAATTGTATATTTTAATTTCTTTATTACCATTAATAAGCAAATAATTGTTTTCTTGGATAAATTGCATTATATTTTTTTGATTTTTGTCAACAATAAAATCTCTTTTTTCTTTTGACATTTCTTCTTCTTGTTCGCTATGATAATCTTGTTTGATAATACTATTCATGTTAATAATATTATTAAAAAAATATTTTTAAATTATTGTTGTTATATTTATTACTCGTCCAATGCGAGATTTGCCAATTCGTCTGCTCTTTTATTGAGATTTCTTTTAACATGTTGAAATGTAATTTTATCAAAATGTTCTCTTGTAACCAGAGACATAATTTCATCATATAAAGGTTTGATGTTTGTGCTTTTTACTTTCCAGTTGCCATTAATTTGCTCTACTGCTAATTTTGAATCACCAAAAACATTAATTTTTCGAATATTATATTGAATGCATACTTTTAACCCGGCTAATAACCCACTATATTCAGCAAAGTTATTGGTTTCAATGCCAATTTTCTTTTTATAGTTTATCATTTCATGTTTATCTTCATCATAAATAACACCACCAAAAGATGCTTGTCCGGGGTTTCCCCTACTTGCTCCATCGAAATACATTGAATGCATAATAATAATAAATATATGATTATTTTTATATTTATTACACTAATATTCAATTTAAATATGCCATTATATGCAAATCGAGATTGAGAATAATATTTGCAATATAGTCAAAGCCAATACTAACGACGTTTTCTTTTGCTTTTTCTTTTACGTTTTTTTTTGCTTTTTCTCTTTCTTTTTCTTTTGCTTTTTCTTTTGCTTTTTCTTTTACGTTTTTTTTTGCTTTTTCTTTTGCTTTTGCTTTTTCTTTTGCTTTTTCTTTTGCTTTTACGTTTTCTACCTCCGAACTGTCTCCCTTCGATTTGGTTTACTAGTTTCATTTGGTTTATTAAAAACATATATGTTAAACTACCTTTGGTGAACATTGAATTTTCTACATGTTCTAACTTTTCTTCTTTTTGATATAACTTTTCTTCTTTTTGATATAACGTTTGCAAATCCGTCAAATATTTATCTTCGAAATAAGGTTTTAAACCGGGTATAATTTTTGTTGCTTTTATTATGAGGTTAACCCATTGTTTGTTTGTAATTTTGACTCGATATTCTTCGATGGATTCTTTGATGGATTTTATTTTTTCTCCGGTAATTTTTTCCCAAATTTCATTAACTTCCTTTTCTTCCTTTTCTTCCTTTTCTTCCTTTTCTTCCTTTTCTTCCTTTTCTTCCTTTTCTTCCTTTTCTTCCTTTTCTTCCTTTTCTTCCTTTTCTTCCTTTTCTTCCTTTTCTTCCTTTTCTTCCTTTTCTTCCTTTTCTTCCTTTTCTTCCCTTCCTTTGTGTATTAAACTCGCGATAAATGCCATTAGGACCCCCTTGTCATTCATATTTTTTTCATTTCTAATTTTTAATAAATCGTTACTCCAAGCTTTCTTGTCTTTATTTTTAATAGCCAAGATATCATCGATATCGATATTGATTGCTTTATTTTTTGAATTCTTGGCCAATTTCCTTTTTTCCAATTTTTTTTTAAGCCATTCACGCATCCTATATATAATACTAGATATTAAAGTTTTTCTAAAATAATATATTTTTAAGAAATTACAATACTAACGACGTTTTTTTAGTTTTCTTTGCTTTACGTTTTTTTTGCTGTTTTAATAATTTTTCCATTTAAATAATAATAAAAGGAATTTGTTATTATATTTAAATGGAAAATTTATTAGTTGGTGGAATAGCAGGAATTACCGCGAGAACTGCAACCTCACCCCTGGAATTATTAAAATTGCAAAAACAAAACAATTACCTAAAAAATAATTCTATCAAGCATGTTATAAGAAATGAAGGATTTCGCTATTTATGGAAAGGAAATTTCACAAACTGTATCAGAGTTTTTCCGCAATATTCCATCAATTTTGCATTATTTGAACAAAATAAAGTTATTTTAAATAATCACATACCAAACAAAGATTTATTAAATTTCACTTCAGGTGCCTTGAGCGGCGTTATTTCTATGTGCGCCATATATCCGTTAGAAACAGCCAGAACGCATTTATCTCTCCAAACAAATAAAACAAAATACAAAGGATTGTTTGATGTATTAATGAAATTAAAATCGCATGAATTATATGCTGGATTAAGAATGAGTATTTTTGGCTTTGGTCCATGGAATGCCATAAATTTCATGAGTTATTATAAATACAAAGAAATATTCAAAGAATATCAAGAAAATCCACACATATATAAACTGTTGTGTGGCGGGTTTGCTGGTTCCACTGCTATTTCGGTGACATATCCAACAGATTTAATAAGAAAAAGGTTGCAGATGCAAAGTTTTTCCCCAGAAGTTCCGAGATATACTGGTATTTTGGATTGTATAAATAAAATAGTAAAGAAAGAAGGCGTTATTGGGTTGTATCGTGGATTGCATGTCAGTTATATTAAATGTTTTCCAACGTTAGCAATTCAGTTTTGGACATATGAAACAATACATGATTATATAAAACAATAAAATTCTATTGATTTTTAATTTTATCAATATAATTTATGACTGACTTAAATTTTGATTTAAATATTTATAATTATACCGATGAAGAACTCAAAAAATTCTTATTTATTGAAAATAATTATACTATCGATATTTTAAAAAAAAAAATAAATGTCTTAAAAAAAAATATTTTTTCTTTACATTTAAGTAAAAGAGAAAAAAATGAGTTTGATACATTTTTAAATCAAACAGAAATACGATTATTAAAAGATTTAGAAAAAATAGAAATGAAAAGGGTTCAAGATGAATTGAATAATAAAATAAAAATGTTAAAAATGGAAATAGAAAAAAAAAATGGAGAAAATAAAAATGAAAAGTGTAAAAAAGTTAATAAAATAAAGAAAAGTTAAGAAATTAATAAATTAATAATAAATATATGACTTTTTATAAATTTGACTTTTCCTGCATACCAATAATAAAAATAAATTTGGAGGGTAAAATAACATCCGAAAAATTAGGTAGTTTTTTAAATAGGTGGGAAGAAATATATAAGTTAAAAAAAGAACATACATTAATTTTTGATATTACAAAAACACATTCGCCAACAATACCGTGTGCTTTCCAACTAGCAAAATTCATAAAAAAAATAAAAAAAGAACAACAACCTTTATTACAAAGAAGTTTTATAATTCTCAATGAAAATACTATTTTGAGATACTTATTTAGAATGATTTTTACTATAACAAAACCCATAGCACCAGTTTTTGTTTATTGGAAAAAACAAACAGAAACAGATATAAATACCGATACTATTTTAAATGTCTTTCATACAAATGCATTAAAATTTCAATATATTCGCCCATAATTTTTATAAAATTAAAATATGAATCAAATATAATGGGTGCAGGTATATTACCAATTGCTGAATATAATGGACATGAATATCTATTATTTTCAAGAGAATATGAAAAAAGGAAAGGTAAAGTAGATTGGAGAGATTTTGGCGGAACACCCGAAAACAACGAGACAATTGAAGAAACTGCTATTCGTGAAGGGTGGGAAGAGTCAATGGGGTTTTTAGGTTCGAAAAATAAAATAAAATATCTAATAAAAAATAAGCTAGTTGAAAAAGTTGTAACAAAAACGTATACCATTTATGTTGTTAGAATAAAGTATGATAAAGAATTACCAATAAAATTTAGAGAGCATTTCAAAAAAATGTATAAAAAAGATAAATCAAAAATATGTAAAAATGGATTTTATGAAAAAGACATGTTAAAATGGATTCGAATAGATAAATTATCCAAGCATTCATTTTTACCATGGTATAAAAAAATAGTTAAGAAAATATATCAAAAAATCAATTATTTAAAACAATGAATAAATTCAAATATGACGCAAAACATAACCATAATAAATATGGTATTAATAAATAAGCAGCCAATTTATTATATTTCAAAAATTTATGATATGTGATTGCTGTAAATATAATTACTAAAATGATGTCAACTAAAGCATAGACCGGTTTTTTATAATAAAAAAATAGACTTGTCCATATTAAATTAAAAAATAATTGAATAAAAAAGTATGTCAAACTATTACAATATGGGAAACAACGTTTATTGTTCCAAACTAAAGATAATGATATGAACATTAAAAGATACAAGATTGGCCAAACAGTCCCGAAAACCCAACTTGGTGGTGTCAAACTTGATTTATTAATTTTTTTATACCAATTATTCATCTATATTTTAAAATAATATTTTAAAATTATTATTTTAAAATATCACCAATATTTATATGATTTATAGTCATTCGTGTGATATAAATAAACAAACGGATACGTATGTTTATTTATCCTGTTCTAATTTTAATAAAAATATAAAATTATTAGAAAAACGTTTCTCTTTTAAGTTTCCAAAAGGACTCGCAGAACATTTTTCTGGAGAGAAAAATAAGATTTCAAAATTTCTTATTAATAAAAAAATATTTATTATTGCAAAAGTAAATGAAAAAAAATGTTCAAAGAATGATTTAGATAATATCTTAAAAAAAGTGTGCAATATTATAAAGAGTGAAAAAAAAATAGTCAATGTCAATTTCATACTTGCACCCATAAAAGAGTTTATAAGATATCAAGTAATAAAAGTTATCAATCATAATTATCTTTTTACAAAATATAAAGATTCCAAAACAACAACTAAAAAAATAACTTTTTGCAGTGTCAATAAATTAAAAAATATTGTTATAAACAGCATAAAAGAAGGTAACATAATTAATGACATGCGGGACATGGTTAATGAACCCGCAAATACAATGAATTCGGATTATTTTTTGAAATATGTTAAAACTTTAAAGGAAAATGGACTAAAACTTGAAATTATGAAAAAATCCAAATTAAAAAAACAAAAAATGAATCTTATATTGGCTGTAAATAGCGGCAGCAAAAATGAACCATATCTCCTTACTTTAAAATGGATGCCTTTAAAAAATAAAAAGCCCATTGTTTTGCTAGGAAAAGGAGTCACGTTTGATTCTGGTGGCATGAATCTTAAATTTGGCGATTTTACTGATATGAAAACCGACATGACCGGTGCAGCCGCCGCGTTTGCTTTGATTCGATTTTGCGCCGTAAATAAAATTAAAAAAAACGTAATTGCTCTAATACCATTGGTCGAAAATATGTTAAATGAAAAAGCTCATAGACCGGGTGATGTTATAAAAAGCCATAGTGGTAAAAATGTTGAAATTAGTAATACTGACGCAGAAGGTAGACTTATATTGGCCGATTCCTTATCTTATTCAAAGAAATTAAAACCATGTTGTTTGATTGATATCGCCACTTTAACAGGTCAAGCAGGTTCAATATTTGACAATTTATCAATCGTTGTTCTTGGAAATAATAAATCTTTAATAAAAAAATATGAAGAATCTGGTGCAAAAATGAATGAAAAAGTATGGGAATTGCCTTTATGGGGTGAATTTAGAAAAAATTTGGATTCAAACATAGCAGATATACAAAATTCTGCAAAAGGTTCCGCCAGCACTATAACTGCAGCAATGTTTTTAAAAGAGTTCGTTCCACCAAAAACAAGTTGGTTGCATGTTGATATTGCAGGTGTTTCATACAATAAACAAACTGGCGCCTCTGGATATTCTATTCTTTCTTTATACGATTTATTAACAAAAATATAATATTTATTAAATTATGGAAGAAAAATATAAAAATAAGGTATATATCTTAACATTTATTTTAGATATATTTTTAATATTTTGTTTGTTTTCTAAAAAAAATGTTTTTTTAGAAAAAATATGGATTTATTCTATTTTATTTTGTCATACCTTTTTAATTTATGCAGTAAGCAAAAATAACGAACAAATAATAGATTTTTTACATTACTTAATACCCGTTTTTTGTTTTCTTTCATTATTTTTAAAAAGTATTTTCATAAAAGGAACATCATTGTTTATTATAATTATGATTCAATTTCTATGGATATATGAAAATAAATGTATTTTAAATAATGATGATGAAAAAAGCGTAATTGGTAAAATAATTGATTATGTAATTATTTTATTTACAGTTATCTTATCAATGAATATAGGGTCTACCTATTCAAAAAATACCGAAAATTTAATGACCGAAAATTTAATGACCGAAAATTTAATGACTGAAAATTTAATGACTGAAAAAAACGCACTAAAAAAACAGCCCCAACCTTTTCTATAAATTAAATTGAATATAATTCTCTCCAATTAGAGAGAATTATATAATAATGGAGAAACCATTTATTGGTGTAGTTCATTTTAATAATGAAACATTCCAAGAGAATGAAACTTGGAGAGAAGCACACAGTTATGAAGGATGCGTTTATGGTGTTGACAAAAGAACTGAATCTATACCGAATGGCGAAAAAATTTTCATCATTGAAATGAACAATGACACGGATGAAATTGTAGGTATAGGACAAATTTTAAATATTTTTAACACTGAAAACAGAACTCGAATTTATAGTGATGAAAATTATAACAGAATCGTCTATAAAGGTAAAAAAAGAATTTCTCGAAAAGAATTATTAATTAGAAATAACAATTTAATTGAATATCTAGAGAGAATTTTGTTTAAGGGCTCGCGACATTTTAAAAGGGGGTCTGGTGTCGTTAATATTCCACATGTAAGGTTGGCGTGTAAATACAAAGAACGTGAAAGAAAGCAAACACAGTGTGGGAAATGCGGCGAAATAGGGCATAATAAGCGTTCTTGCAGAAATGAGAAACGAGTTAAAAGGAAACATAAAAGTAGTGAAAAAAAGAGATGTAAGCTATGTGGCGATAAATTAAAGGGGCATATATGCAAAGGAAATAAAGTAGATAAAAAAAAAATAAAGGACATTATATTATTTTTAAAAGAATTATTTTAAAAAGAATTATTTTAAATTTTCAACCTTCAACTTTTATAATTAAAATACATAATTTTATTTGACTATATGTAATTTTATCATCAATAATATCTTTAATGGGTCGCAATTTTTCCATACCAACTATTTTAATAGCCTTTTTTATTTCTTCCTCCTTTTCTTCTGTTAAATCAAAATAATCACAATCAATGTCAGCCTCATCATTATTTTCAAATATATCAAGAACGTATTGCTCGATAGTTCTCATGCTAATATCCATTATTTCTGCTATTTCCATCATTGTTTTCCCCTCTTTGTATAATTTAAATACCGTTTTTTTTGGATTTTTATTATGTTTTTTCTTCTTTTTTAACACTTCTTTCATAAACTCTACTCCATAATTTGTGACAAAATCATCTGATATACCATCAACATTTAATAAATCTTTTATATTTTTTGGCGAATTATCGTTTATATTTAAAACAACCTTATCATTCATAAAAACATGCGGTAAAATTGTATGTTTGTATGCTATTTTATTTCTAATTTTTTTCAACTTTACTATTTTATTTGCACTCGTCGAAACAATTCTATTGGGTTCATTATCATTGTCTATTCTAGATATAACGGGTGATACATTGTCAATGTTTACTTCGCCCATACCAATAGCAAAGCCATACCCTGCTTTATAACTAATAAGAATATCTTTTGCAATTAATACATTTATAATATCGCTAATTCTATTTTTTGATTGTGTAGTTTTTTTCTGGATTAATTTTATAATTTTACCCATACCAATATTATATCCCTTCTCTTCATAATGTTTTGAAATAATTTCCGTTATTTGCTTTGATTCTTTTGTTATATCCGTTAGCTTTGTTTTATGTGTATTTTTACAATTGTCACACATATTGCATTTTTCCAGATTTTCAATATCCTTTTCTTTTGGAAAATTGCCTGTTTTAAAATAATAGTCAATGATTTTCTGTCTACATATGTGTTTTTCTCTTAAAAATCTTCTGAAAATCTTCATCATTTTCATTTTTATTTGAATCTGTTTGGGATTTTTAGATTTAGATATAAGAAACTCCGTTGTCCTAAAATCCGCATCATCATAATAAAGCGTTGCTTTACTGTTAACACCATCCCTCCCTGCACGACCTATTTCTTGATAATAACTTTCTATATCTGAAGGCACACCATAATTAATAACGTGTCTTATATCATGTTTATCAATACCCATCCCGAAAGAAATAGTTGCCACAATTACAATTATTTCACCTTTTATAAATTTCTCATGGCTTCTAATTTTTTCTTCTTTTCTCATTCCACCATGATAACATGCCGATTTAATATTTTTATTAATAAAATTACTATTCAACTTTTCGCATAATTTTCTTGTTTGAACATATACAATAGTTGGTTCATTGAACTCGCATTCCTTAAATCGTCGTTTTGGTAAAATTTTTATTGATAAATTTGTCCTTCTTGTCCCAAGAAGATATTCGCATGCATTTTTTAAACCAATGAATTCATATATTTCTTTAATTACGCGTGGGGTTGCTGTGGCAGTTACAGAAAGCATCGGGATATCTGGAAGTTTTTCTTTAATTATCTTTAACTTTTGATAACTTTCACGAAAATCATGACTCCATTGCGAAACACAATGAGCTTCATCAATGGCTATTAAACCGATACTATCTTTTAATTTTGTGAAAGCGATAATACGAGGTGTAATAAATTCCGGCGTTGTATAAATTATTTGATAATTGGTATATTGGGAATAAATGACTGATGACTCCGAATTTAAACAAACCGCTCTAATATTTTTAGAATTTAAGTATTGACATTGGTCATTCATTAAAGATATAAGGGGTGATACTACAATAGTTATTTTATTTGTAAATGTTGCTGGAAATTGGTAAAGAAGTGATTTCCCACCACCGGTTGGCAAGATTGTAAAAACATCCTTTTTATTTAATATATCTGTAATAATTTCTTTTTGGTTATCTCTAAAACCATTAAACCCATATACGGATTTAAGATGTTGTTCCATTTTTTTAATAAAAAAAATAATTTATATTTAAATTTTCAATTTATATTTTTCAATATTTCAATAAATTTTTCACAATATCTTTCTTTTCAATGGAATTTTCTTCCATTTTTTTAAATAAATTAACTTTTGCAACTTCCGCTCTTTCTCTTGGCCAAAACCAATCATCCCAACGAATTTGTGTTTCAACAAACGTATCTTTATCAAGAAACCATTGGCATTTTTCCAAATGCTTTTTTTGTTTTTCCTTATTTCCTTTCTTCCAATGCCAACCTTCTTTTTCATTCTCCTTTTTCTCCCAATATTGGAAATACCAACTGTCGTGTCTCGCCGAAACTTGGTATGATGTTGGTAAAATAAAATTAATCACTTGATTATATAATTTACTTATTTTATACAATTCTTTATTACAATAAACAATAATTTCATCCATTCTTATTAAATTTTGCCTAATTTTTTCACAGGCTTGTCTCGAGTTTCTCCTCATTTCTTCAAGATTTTCTGGAATTTCCCACCATTGATTTCCACAAACCTTTATTTTTTCATCTTTTTTATTTTTAATATCGACAATTATATGATGAATATCATTATATGTTTCCAATGTTGTAACATTAAACATTTCATAAATATGTAATTGTTTCAATATTTTTTGCCTTGCTCGGTCATTTCTCATAATATACTTTTTAAACTCTTCCTCATTTATTTTATTTCTAATAAATTTAATTCTTTCTTTTAATGTGGTGTCTTGATTATTTACTTTTCTTCTTAAATTATTTAAAACATAATTTTGAAAATGGTTAATTCCCTGCCATTTTCTATACATAAAATTCAAAAATAAAGTTTGTTCATATGCATTTTTAAATATTGGTATAGACAAATAATACCCTGTTCCATCACCAAAATTATTTGAGAATTTTTCAAAGTCACCAATTAATTCATGCGTTTTTTTTGCATATGTTATATACTTTCTAATAACGCGATAGTCAGGCAAACCACCGCATAAAATCTCCCCAACATTACGCAAACTCTCTTTATTATTTCGCTTCCATTCATAAAAATGAGGATTATGTATAACACCACTAACTTCTAACCCACTTTTCCAACTAAACGCCACTTTGCATTCTACACACCACATTTGGTCACAACCACTTATTTTGAAAATAGGAATGGCGCATTTTGGACAAGGTTTTGTTTCATCTTTTATAGCTTTAAAGCTAGCAACATTATCGGGATTACAAACGTGTTCTTTTTTAATACCAAAGTGTTTGATTTCATAGCAATCTGGACAAACACGGGCTTCGCAACTATAACATTTATATTGAGTTGTAAGAAATCCGTTACAATCATTATTTGGGCATCTTTTTTTGAATATGCGTTTTTCTTTTTTCTTACCAATGTTTCTTTTTTCTTTTTTAAGCTCACCTATTTCTTCCTTGCATTTTCTCAATATAGATTCAATATGATTGATTTTTTTATTTTTTTTATCAATTTCTACAGCAATTTCTTCAATTCTATGTTCATTATATACATAATTCATGGTATTGGGAATTTTGCTTTTTTCAATTTCGAAAAGCAAATTCTTTTTATGTTTTTTATATTCATTTGTCATAAATGATTTTGTGAGATTATCGCTGCAAAATTGGAAATCCCAAGCATGTTTGCATTTTGGACAGCATGTATCAACCATTGAAAATAAAATACTGTCTTTAACACAATCTTTACATCCAACGAAATCGCAAAATCCACAGTCAATCTTTTTATTGCATTTTTCAAGACAAATTTGGCAATTATTCGATGTTTTCGTTTCACCTTGCATGTTTTAATTATATTTAATTATATTTAATTATATAATAAAATATTTAATTAGAAAAAATGGGTCAATTTTATATAGAATATATATATATGGGTGATGCTACAGATTTTGATATAGATAATTATAATGTAGAAGAATTAGTAAATATTATTGGATTGGGTAGTGAAATACCTTTAACAAACGAGAAAATTGTATCAACTATTTCAAAGTTTACAGAAAAATTTGAAAAAAAGTTTCAAGATAAAGAATTGGATGAAAAAAATAAAACAAATTTTGTAGATTTCTTTTATCAAATTCAAGAAAAACTTTTAAATAACAAAAAAGATGAGACGGTGAGAGATTTATTTGACGATGAAATAGTTACCGAAAGTATTACAAGGAAAGCTATTCCTGTAAATAGCAGAGAACCAAGGAAAGCGGTGTTGTATGATAAGGATATTATGGGTGAGACGCAGATAACGGGAATGCAAAATATGAATCCAGCACCCTTTGACAATATAACATCAGATTATAAAAATCGTCTTTTAATAACTTCTGTCGCAGTTCCTGTGACAATTAATAGTTCATACAGAACAATTTCAAAATATGCATCAACTGGAAAAGGTGATATTGGTGGTTGTGACCCCGAAAATACAACATATAAAACTGGAATATTGGAAACAGCTACTAATTTTAATGTAAATTTGGTTCCAGAAATAAAAAATGTTTCAGAAATTACATTTAGTAATGCAACTATTCCCAATAGTTGGTATGTTTTTGCGAAAGATTATGGAACAGATTATTTTGTTGAAAAAAAAGCAGTTGGTCCAGATTCTTCAGGTAATTACACTTATACCGATATAAGTAATGTCGAAATACCAGAGGGTAATTACAATGTAATATCCGACAATTCAGCAAACTTAATTGATAAGTTAAATAGTAAAACTAATAGATTAACTTTTTCATATGACCCGATATCATATAAAATTACAGTAGCAAATAATATGGATTATGCTATAGGAATAGACTGGTATTCATTAAATGTTCCATTATGTTCTACTACGGGAAATGGTGGAAAAATGGATTATAATTTGGGTTGGTTGCTTGGGTTTCGGAATACTGATTATATTTTGGGCATCAATGCCAGTATAACAGGAGAGGCAACATTGGATATAACAGGACCCACATATTTGTATATTGCTCTTGACGATTTCAATAATAATAAACCTAATCAAAATTTAGTATCATTTCAAAATAATGTTTCGGCTTTTACAATGCCAAGTTATTATGTAAAAACAACAATGGGGAAAAATTGCGACCTTACAAATCCAGAATATGTAAATCCAAGTAATAGTTGTGGTAAAAAATATGCAAATAAAGATTTATCTTCCAATTTAACTTCAAAACAAAGATATACGATAGACCAAATACGATTAGCAATGAGTGGACAAAGAACAGAGAGGTATTCTAGTCCCAATACTGCTGATATTTTGGCAAAAATAAATGTAACGTTTCCCCTGGGTCACGACAAACAAACAATGGCACAAGAAGTTAATTTAGAATATAAAAAAAGGTCTTATTTTGGACCGGTAAATTTAAAAAAACTACATATTCGATTATTAAATGATAAAGGTATGGATGTTAATTTGAATGGTAAAAATTGGAGTTTCGATTTCATTGCTAGAAAGGTTTACCAACCTTAACTTATATTACAACAACTAGCTTGTTCTATATAAGAACAAGTATCTCTTTTCTTTAAAATCAACTGTTTTTTTTTACCACCACTTATCCCAGGATGATTATCTAATTCAAAATTTTGAATTATATAATCAATCATTTTAGACAATGCTTTTTCTGTATTTACATTATTTTTAGCGGACGTTTCAATGTAAAATATATTTTTCTCTCTAAATTTTTCCTCCATCTCTTCTTTTGATATTATTCTTTTTTTAGAATCATTTTTATTACCAATAATCATCATTTTCGTTTCACAATTACAATTATTTTTAAATTCATCTAACCAAAAATCAATCTTTTTTAATGACCTTGAATCAGTCAAATCTACCACATAAAAGACACCAGCTATATTCTTATAATAACTCTTCACAATCGGTGCGAAACACTCTTGTCCCGCCGTATCCCAAAACTGCAATTTCAAATTTTTACCACCTCTTTGGAAATATAAAACACTAAATTCTACTCCTATTGTCGGTTGGTAACTAGCAGGTTTTACTTGATTGCAAAAACTTGATACCAATGTCGTTTTCCCACTTCCTGCCTCACCAAGTGTTATTAATTTTATTACATAATCCATATATATATATTTGTAAATATTATTTCTACATTGATGTAGGTAATTTAATATTTGGTTTTTGTATTTAAGAAAACATCTTTGACGAGAGTTTCAATATTTAGCACAGTTTCGATGATATTTTTAGTGTGTTTGTCCATATCTCTTTTAATTTTGTTGATTTTTCTTTTGATTTCGGAAGATATTTTGCATAATTTGTCACAAATTTCTTTGTCTTGAAAATCGATATGATTTGCGCAAAGAATAGATTCGATTAAATCAATGGCGCATTTGATTTTGTTGTTATCGTTGTTTGTTTTATGGAGATACATAACAGGTTTGGAGTTGATTATGTCGATTTGGAAGTCATCTTTTTTGCTTACACCGGAGGAATTGGAGATGAGAACCCCACCAAAAACGTCGGCATTTTCGCGAATATCTTTTTCGAATTTATCAATTTCTTTTTTTGGTACATTTGAACTATAATCTTTATTATCAATGAGAATTTTCTTGTCATTTTTGCAAGTAATGATGAAATCGCCTCTACCCGGCTGTGAATGTGTATCTTCGATTTCATTTTTAGGAAATAACATAGTCAAAATTTGTTTCATTTTATCCTCGCCAACTTTTCCTTTAAAAAATGAATTCTCATTGATTTTTTGTATAGACATGATTGATTCTTGCATAGTGTCTATTTTTTTATCATAATTATCTCGTAATTGTTGCATTTCGTTTTTATGTTCTTTCGTTAGTTCGTCTCGCCTTGACATTTCTGTATAATTTAATGTCTTTCTTAAAGTATCCATGTTACTTTGTGATTCTTTTAGTTGTTTTGTGATATTTTTTATGGTTTCATCTTTAAAATTGACTTGGCTTTGATAGTTTAAACGCACTGTTTCTTCAATTTGTTTGTGTAAATGTCCCTGTTTTTCTGCAAATTCTCTCCGTAAATCTTTTATAATTCTATTTTTAGAATCCAAATCATTGAAATATTTTTTTTCTTTTTCTTTTTGGGAATACTCCATTGTTTTAATTTTTATATTAAAATCGCTGTTTTCCCATCTTTGTTTTTGATTTTCCATAGATTCATACGCAATAATACCCAATTCCAATACTTTAATAAGTTTTTCACCAGATAATTTTATGATTTTATTCAATACTGCTTTATTTACTATATTTGGAATTGCGATATTTACAACACTATCGGTGATACTGTCCTTGATACTGTCCTTGATACTGTCCATTATACTGTATAAATTTCTATACAAATCTTTAAGTTTATTGCGTAATTTTTTTATATTTATTAATGTTATTATGAATACTATAGTGCATATCAAAGAGAAGAGTGATATGATTTTAGAACCTTTGCAAGTTATGATTCAGTTAAGTTTATTGGCGCATTGCCCAGTTGGAACAAAGTTAAGCATTTCGGATAATACTTTATATTTGCAGCTGCCATCTTGGAGCCAGGGTATGATGCGGTGGTATATGAAGGATAATAAAGATGATTTATATTATTTGTTTCAGGCAATACGTCGATATTATGTATGGTATAAGCCAGATAGTTGCATAATATATGAAAAAATATTGTTGTCGGCGATAAAAGGATTGAATAATTTGATAAAAACATATGAGAATACAGATAAAATTTCAATAAGACACACTTTAACGCTTTATACTAATATTTTAAGTTTAGAATCACCCGATTTATTTAAAGAAACCACAGAAGATGCCATAAATATTGATAAAGTATTTGAAAATGTCACGAAAATGTATAATAAGAAGATATTATCTGTTATTCACAATGGCTTGAGTTTGTTGGAGGATGAGGAGAATAAGGAGAATAAGAAATTTATTTATGATGGTTTGCAAAATATTTTAACACCGCAGAATGTTAAAATAAAATTGTGGATTAGAGAGAATTTAACTTGTTAAAATTTATAAAATTAACATATTATATATGATTTTATCTGATTTTGGATTTATTTTTTTATATGTAGCAGCCTTTGGTTTTTCTGATTATTTCGTAAAAATATATAAATTAAAAGGTTTCCAATATTTAACATATTATTTATTAATGGGTTTAATAGGTTTCGGCATTTTATACGAATACGATTATTTTAAAAAAAATAATGTATATTAATAGTATATATGCCAACCGCAGCTAGAAATACAGCAATAGCAAAACCAAGGAGTTATCTGCGTCGACGGGATACTCATAACTTAAAGAATACTGGTTTTCTTAAAAAAGATAGTGTCATGAATTCTCATTTTAGTATGAACTTGTTTGGTTCCGCCAATTCAAGCAATAGAAAACAAGGAACGTATACCAATAAAGCGGCGCTTTCAACCGGAAGCGACACAACCGCATCTGTCACTGCAAAAAAAGACCCAAATATGGAGATACGTCAAGCAAACAAAGAGGCAAACGTTGGTCAAATGGATAGATTGAATAGATTAAAAGCAGCAAATATTTATGGTTCCAAATAGAGTTTAATAATTTAAGATTTTAAAATCTTAAATTATTATATATGGTAAATTTGAAAAAACCCTGGTTTTTTTATGGGATTTTCGCGTTGATTCTTGTATGTATTGTTGATTTGGGAAAAAAGTATATATTGGACAAAGAAAACATTAGACCAGATGAATTGGTGATTTATATGTCAATAACCGTTGGTTTAATAGCTTTAATACATTTCTTTATTGATAGAAAATGTAGAAACCCTTTAAAATGTAAGCCAAAAATACTGTTATATATTATAGTTGTTACCATATTCCTTCATTTTTTCAATATAGCATTTACGCGTTCAACAAAATTAGCAAGCGATGTTACTTTACCTGCAATCATGGTTTCATTATCAATTATATTTATTTACTTATTTTCTAGTTTATTTTTTGATAGTTCGCCAAAATTTGATATAAAAATATTATCTGGTGTTGTATTGGTTGTTATTGGTCTTTGCATAATATGTAAATATTTTAAGGATTAATACCAGATTCTATATCTTTCGGTGGATGAGGAATTGTAGATTTTTCTTCTTTTGGTGGTTGTTCATCTGTTTTTGATGACAATTGATTTGTTAAAATTTTCTTTTTAACTGGTTTAACTGGTTTTGTTGGTTTTGTTGGTTTAACTGGTTTAGCTTTGGGAACATTATCCTTTAGGTTATCATCGCTGATTTTATATTTGTTACATATTTTGTCTTTATTTACAATAAAATTTATTAATAAAACAATAAATAAAACAGAGGACAATGAAATAACTAAAATAATTGGAACCATATTATCAGTATTATTCACGATACTATTGCTTGTAATCGATGGCGACGGACTTAAAAAAACATCTTCTTGGATATCTACAGGTAATTGTGATGGCGTGAAATCAGTTACATCAGTGTTGATATCCGTGTCGATATCCGTGTTGATATCCGTGTCGATATCAGTGTTGATATCACCAACAATATCAGTATTGTTGATATAGGTTGTATTGGTTGCATTGGTTGTATTGAAATCGGTTGCGTATGTTGCGTATGTTGTGTAGGTTGTGTATGTTGTGTTGGTTGTGTTGGTTGTGTTGGTTGTGTTGGTTGTGTTGGTTGTGTTGGTTGCGTTGGTTTTGTTATGTAAAGTATTTGATATATATTCATTTGTTATAATTGGCTCTATGCATGCATAGAACTTCATTGAATATATATTATTATTTGTGTTCCATAATTCATTACAATTTTCTATTTTCATAATAAATTATTTCAATTACTATCTTAAATATGTTTTAATAAATAATTTAAACATATTTAATTATTGATATAAAAGATGACGGAAAAAGTAGCTATTGGAATTGATTTAGGGACGACATATTCGTGTGTAGGATGTTGGAAAAATAACAATGTTGAAATTATTGCAAATGAACAGGGTAATAGAACTACACCATCGTATGTAGCATTTACAGATACAGAGAGATTAATTGGGATTGCAGCAAAAAATCAAGTATCAATGAATACAAAAAATACAGTTTTTGATGCAAAACGGTTGATTGGTAGAAAATTTTCAGACGATGATGTCAAAAAAGATATGAAACATTGGCCTTTCAGGGTTTCTCCAGACAGCAATGATAAGCCTGTGATTACGGTTGAATACAAAGGAGAAGAGAAATCTATGAAGCCTGAAGAAATTTCTTCAATGATTTTATCAAAAATGAAGGCAACCGCGGAAAACTTTTTAGGTAAAACGGTGGATTCTGCAGTAATTACAGTTCCTGCTTATTTCAATGATGCTCAAAGACAGGCTACAAAGGATGCGGGAACAATTGCTGGTTTAAATGTATTAAGAATTATTAATGAACCGACTGCAGCGGCAATAGCATATGGTTTGGATACTCAAATAAAGGAGGAAAAGAAAGTATTAATTTTTGATTTGGGTGGTGGAACTTTTGATGTATCTTTGCTAACAATTGAAGATGGTATTTTTGAGGTGATGGCTACTGCAGGAAATACGCATTTGGGAGGTGAAGATTTTGATAATAGATTGGTCGAATTTTTTGTAGAAGAAATAAAGAGGAAGCAGAGATTGGATATTTCAAAGAATGCAAGAGCTTTGCGAAGATTGAGAACTGCATGCGAAAGAGCAAAAAGAACATTATCTTCAGGAACGCAGGCATTTTTGGAGATAGATGGTTTAGCAGAGGGGCAAGATTTCAGTTCGACAATTACTAGAGCACGTTTTGAAGACATTAATATGGATTATTTTAATAAATGTATCGAACCAGTGGAGAGGGTATTGAAAGATGCAAAAGTTAGTAAAAGTTCTGTAGATAAGATAGTTTTGGTAGGTGGTTCGACAAGAATTCCAAAAATTCAGGAATTATTAAGTAAATATTTTAATAATAAAGAATTGTGTAAAGATATTAATCCCGACGAGGCGGTTGCTTACGGTGCAACCGTTCAAGCAGCCATTTTGTCTGGTGTTAAGTCTGATAAGATTGATGATTTGTTATTGTTGGATGTTACCCCGCTTTCATTGGGAATTGAAACTGCTGGTGGTGTGATGACAAATTTAATTAATAGAAATTCTACTGTTCCAACGAAGAAAAGTCAAACATTTTCGACGTATGCTGATAATCAGCCCGGGGTGTTGATTCAGGTGTTTGAGGGTGAACGGAAATTTACAAAAGACAATAATTTACTTGGAAAATTTCAGTTGGATGGTATCCCACCTATGCCACGCGGTGTTCCACAGATTGAAGTTACATATGATATAGATGCAAATGGTATCCTTACTGTTTCGGCTGTGGAAAAGAGCACAGGTAAAGAGCATAAGATTACAATAAAGAATGATAAGGGGAGATTAACGAAAGAAGAGGTTGAGAGAATGGTTCAAGAAGCAGAAAAATTTAAGGAAGAGGATGAAAGGAATGCGAAAATTATAGAATCAAAAGGAAAATTGGAAAATTATTGTTATTCTTTAAAAAATAGTGTGAATGATGAAAAATTGGCAGATAAAATCCGGGAAGAAGATAAAAATACAATTATGTCAAAGGTGGAAGAGACATTAAAATGGTTAGAGGAGAATCAAATGAATTCTGCTGATGAATATGATGCAAAACAGAAAGTATTGGAGGAAATTTGTTCGCCTATAATGCAGAAAATCTATCAAGCGGGTATGCCTGGGCAAGCAGCAGCACCAGCAGCACCAGCAGCACCAGCAGCACCAGCAGCACCAGCATTTGTTCCAGAAGATAACAATATTGAGATTTCAGAAGTAGATTAAAAATAGATTAAAAATAGATTAAAAATAGATTAAAAATAGCTTAAATATATATATAAATTTTTATAAAATGAATAATTTTATAAAAATAGTGAAGAGGTATGAAAATATTTCAAGATTAGGAACAAAAATAATAAATAATAGAGATTTGGTTAGGAGGTCAAGGCCAGAAGAATTATCGGAAGAAATAAAGAAGCAAGAAGAAAGGATAGATGAATTTTCAATGGAGATAAAAAAAGCGAATGAAGAATGGGAAAAAAATCCATATTCAAAAAATTGGAAAAATTTTTTCGAATCTTCTATTAAAAACAGTTGACAAATTATATTAAATGTATATATATATATGTTTTCTAATAATCCACAATCATTTATGAATGGTTTTTTATCTGGTATGAGAAACAGTATAATAACAGTTAGTTTGGGGATAGCAATATATGGTTTTTCGAGAAGTTTTAAAAAAAAAAGTTCAAGGACAACAATGAAAAGATTATCAGTATTAATGTATTTTTTTTCATTTATGGTTATATTGAATACTACTTTATTATTGCGTAATTATTTGTCATCATTAACAGAAAATGAAAAAAATAAAATGCCAAAATATATAGTTATAAAGCAATGGAAAAGGTATGAATATTTAGGTTGGTTATTTACAGTTATAACATTTTTATTTATTTCTTTAGGGTTAGGTGGTGATATTATAAACATTTTTAAAATGTTAATTTAAAATTTATATAAAAAGTTTGACCATTTTTTTTGACCAAACTTTTTTTTGACATTTTACATGATAACATATGTGATTACAGAAAAAATAAATATACAATTGTGACCAACCAAAAAGTTTGGTCAAAAAAAAAAGAAAAGTGTTTCCCATATTTTATATTTTCCCTATCAAAAGGTAGTCCAAAATCGATTTTCGGATTTACAATTTGAAAAAAAATCGATCAAACTTTTTCGGTTGGTCACAATTGTATATTTATTTTTTTTGTAATTAGATTGATTAACATGCGAAATATTGCAAAAACAGGTTGAGCGATTTTTTTTTCAAAACTTGTCAAAAATGGAAAAAAACGGTCAAAATTTTGTATTTTTTGAAAAAAAAATTGTGACTGAAAAAAATAAAAAAAAAATGAAAAAAAAAATGAAATGATAATATGGTAAGAAAAAGTTTGGTCAAAAAAAAAAGGGGAAAATAAAAATTTCCAAAAATAGGCAAAAAAATGGACACCCTTTAAAAAAAACATTTTTCAACACGCAAAAAACCAATGCATGTTGGTTTAAGAAAAAAAATCTATTTTTTGTTTTGACTTACTCACTTTTACTCGTGAGTAAAAGTGCGCTCTAAAAAAAAAGACTGTTGAAAAAAAATTGTAACCAACAGCAAAAGATAAATAAAAAAAACGATTAATTTTACTTTTTATGAGGTGTCCACATGGTGTCCAACATTTAAAAATATTTTAGCAATAACTTAAAAATAAAAATGTAAAAATTATATAAATGGAAGAAATATATAAATGCAAATTATGTGAATATTCAACAAAAAGAAAATATAATTTGAAGAGGCATAAATTAAAACATGCGAAACGGGTTTGCGAATGTGGAAAAACGTATAAAACGCGACATGGGTTTTACAAACATAAAAAAAGTTGCGATTTTGAAAATAAATTAAAAAAATATGAAGGTAATAATGTGAAAATTATAAATAATAATATTCAAAACATTCAAAACAATACAAATCATATAACAAATTTATCGATTAATTTGTTTTTGGACAAAAATTGTGGAGATGCCAAGAATTTAAAAGATTTTATTAAAGATTTGCAATTTACGTTAGAAGATATTATAAATACAAAAAATACAGGATATGTGAATGGAATAACGAATGTAATGTTAAAAGGTTTGGAGAATATACCAGCAATAGAGCGTCCAATACATTGTAGTAATAAAAAAACAGGAAAATTGCATATAAAGGATGAAGGGAAGTGGGAAACGGATAATATACAAAAATCAGGAAAGGCATTTAATATAATATCAAGATTGCGAACGAAACAATGGTTGTCGATAAGTAAATGGGAGGACAAGCATCCAAATTGGGAGGATAATGAGAAGGAGACGAACGAAAGGGGTAAAATAATAGCACATTTATTGGGAGAAAACGATGAAATTGAAAAAAATACAAAGGGGGTATTAAAAAATGTGGCAGATAAGGTAAATATAAAGGATATTATGTGAAATTATACGCATAAGCAAATAGGTAATGATGAAGGAGTTAAATGATATGTTGTCCAACCTGCGATGATATATTCTCCACAAAACACGCAATTTTTTGCTTGAAGAGTAATATATTGTGTGTTTTTTTCAAACCTTATAATATTCCAAAAACCATTATAAACACCAGGTATATATTTTAGTTTTTTTAATTTATTAAGAATTGGTTCTTTTTTTTTGGAAACAAATTTGTAATAAGGTAAAGTGTTAACTTTATAAAATGCAAAAGATTTAATGATATCAATAATTTCAAGAGGAAAAATTAATTTATCTAGATAAATTAATTTTTTAGATATATTTTTAAAAATACCTGGAATCATTTTTATTTAAAATAAAAATTAAAATAATTTATTCAATTTAAAATGTTTTGAAATAATATATGGGAAATATTATTTCAAAACATTGTTGTTGCGAATGTTGTGATACAACAAAACAAATCCAAGAGCGTGATGTGCAAATAATTTACGAGAAAATAAAACCGATAAAAAGTATAACCGACCCTATGGTTAGTGTTTAGCATTTCTTGTTCTCGAGTTTGTTCTTGTTCTGGAACGCTTTCTTGTTCTAGAACACTTTCTTTTACTGGAACTTTTACTAGAACTTCTTCTGGAACTTTTTGGTTTGTATCTGTAAGTTTTTGGGCTATTTGCATTATCAGGCACCCATGGTGGGGAATCACTTAATATAAGATTAGTTTCTTCCATTAAATCCGGATTATATACTTTTTTTATTTTTGATTTAATATATCTTGGAACTTTTAATCGAACTATTTGTAATAGTTCGATTGACGATAATAGTTTTTTTTTTCATTTAAAAAATTGTCATATGCTTTTTTATATTTTTCTTCAACATTTGTTAAAGTATTTTTAAAATTGTTATATGCTTTTTCTGTTGCAATTGCTGCCATCTTATATTAAAAATATATTTTATTTTATCATAAAAATTTTAAAAATAATAATATAATAAAAAATGGTTGTTAGAGAGAAAAATGTAAAATTTATATTTCTCTTTGTTTTTGGAATATTAAATAGTTCTAAACTTTCAAAAATACCAAACCAAGAATTATTTTTAAGAATAAATCTCTCCAGATTTATTATTGGATCCCCATTTGAAATATAGAAAAATAAAAAATAAAAAATAAAAAATAAAACAGCAAGTTTGAATTTGAAAGTATTTTTATTAAAAATAGTGATAGATAAAAAAATAGAAATTAAAAAAAAATTATGAATCAATGTGACAAACCAAAAAGAATATTCTTTATCTCTAAAAATAAAATTTAAAATATTTTCTATTTTTTTAAAAAATGTATTTTCTATTTCCTTTTTTTTTGTAATATTATCCATTATTATAAAAAAATATCTCTTTTTTTGGATTTTTTACGCGTTTTATGCGCTTTTTTTGTTGTTTTTGCACACGTGTTGAAAATAATGGAAAATAAATAAACACTGATTTATGGTAACAAATTTCCAAATGTAAACATATTTGTTACCGTATACGGTAACAAATATGTTAAACAATTATACATTATATTATAAATTGCAAAATATTATGATTTAGAAAAAATATTATATAAAAAAAAAAGTTCTTACCATATATGGTAAGAAAATATAAAAAATGGTAAAAAAACAACAAAAAATATTTGTTACTTGTAAAAATACATAAAAAATAATTATCATTTGTTACGGTATTATGCTAATAACCCATATTTTCACCACGATATTGTGTGGTGAAATACTCGAAAATCAGCACAAAAATAGTAAAATATTTAGAAAAAATTAATTTCTCACTGATAATTAAGAAAATAAGCTAAAAAACTAGTTTTTTCAAGGACTCCTTCGGATCAGCTTTGCTGTGTCCTTGAAAAAACTAGTTTTTTAGCTTATTTTCTTAATTATCAG